CGTCCACGACGGAAGCGAGGAGGATCGAGACCGAGTAGTTCGGCAACTGTTTTTTCTTTCGACGATGGGGACCCGGACCCGAAAGCGCGGGGACCGCAGGAGACGCCGGACAGAGGGCCGGATCAAGTGCGGCGGCGGGGATGGCGGCGAACCCGCTCGGAGCCTGCCAGGCTGGTTTGAGTTTTCACCGGCCCAATGGTCGGTGTCCGGCCATTGAAACAGGCGGGCGCATTCTCCGCCGGAGGTGAATGCGCCCGTTTATCTTGGCGAAGCCCCTAAATTTCTCGTTCCACCGGAACCCGAATCCTCTGAGGCAGACGGAGTTGCATTCGCTCAGCTGCCTGGAACAGCTATCACCGGCACGCGCGCGCCTGGTCGCGCAACACGGCGTAGTCGGCGAGCATCCTGACGATGACGGCCCCTTCGGGCAGCGCCTCGACCTCGTCGGCGGCCCGCGCCTGAGCGGCGGCCGTGTAGTCGACGACAGGCGGGCAGGGTGCGCGGCTCTCAGAACCTCCCGTCGCGCAGCCGGTCAGCCAGAGCATCGCGATCAGGAGGGCGGCGGGCGGCGGCGTCGAGCATCTGGCGGTTGATGGCATCGTTTCTCTCTCGGGCATCAAGGCGTTCGGCCGCGCGCCCAGCGCGTGCACCGGCGCGGCGCAGGTTCAGCAGGAACAGCAGGATCGCTGCTGCGGGGAGGATCAGGCCCAGCGCTTTTCGCGCGGGGCCATGGGTCAGGAGCCAGCCGATCACCGCTGGCCCCGTTTCCAGTCGTCGAGCCGAGCGTGGATCGTGACGGCGATGCCGATCAGCGCGATGGTGATCAGCACCCAGCGCAAGGTGTCGAGATAGGGCACCAGCGGCTGGATCGTGGATTGGGTTTCCGCAAGGACCTCCTGTAGCACCTCCACCCCGGCCGCGCCGACCGTTGCCGCCCCGGCCGCACCGCCACCGCGCAGGGTGCGGCTTTCCGACAGGACTTCGCGCGCGGGCGGCAGTTCCGGTGCGAAGGGTACGGGCCGGGGCGGGAAGGCATCGCCCCAAGACCGGGCGGGCCCAAGGTCGATGTGCATGAAGCCGGAGCGGGGATAGTATCCAAACCCCAGGAATCCGACCGCCCGCGCCGCCGCCTCGAAGGCCGCGGGATCGTGGTTCGCCATCGCGATGTCGAAGGCCGTGCCCTGCATATGCTTCGAGGCCGGGGCGCCCCCGACAGCGCGGTTGTGTTCCGGGCTGCGATAGGCGGAACGGATGATCAGCGGCTTGCCCAGCCGGTCGCGCAGGGCCTGCAGCCTGTCCATCGCCTCGGTGTTGATCTTGATCGCTCCGGTCCCACGGCATGCGATCTCGGCGGCCGAGAAGTTCGGCCATCGCCATGCGTTCTCTGGGACATCGCGCCAGTGCGGGTAGGTCAGGGTGGGCATGGTGGATCCTCCAAATGAAAAACCCGCCTCTGGGGCGGCGGATGTGGTCGAGGTGATGTGGTGGCAAGGCAATCAGTCGGATCGGCCGCGCTGGAAGGCGTCGAAGAGCATGTCCCGCATCGAGCGGATGTCGGTTTCGATCCGGTCGAGGCGGTCGCTGTCGGCCTTGCGGTCCTCACTGCGCTGCTTGTCAGTCCGATCACGTTCGGTGATGAGCTCCCGGTCGAGGCGATCCAGCAGGGCCTCGTTAGTAAAGGCCTTGCGCGTGATTGCCGCGATCAAGGCCATGGTGCCGCCGATCAGGGCGGTCAGCGCGGCGGTGATCCCATGGTCCCGAAAGGCCCGCGTGACCGCGTCGGCGAGAGTGGTCTGGTCGTTCATCATGGTCCTTTCCGGCCACGGGGCGTGGCGCTTCAGTAATCGGTCTCGACGTAGACGCCGGAGCAGTCGTAGGCGACGGCCGCGGCGGTGGCGCCGTTGTTGAGGTAGTTGCGGGGGCTCAGAAGCTGGGTCGCCGCGGGCAGATCGGTGGTAATCGTCGTCTCGGCAACGGTGCCCGAGACTTCCTCGACGACCCGAATGCCAACTGCGCCGTCGTTGGGGGCCGCCGCGATGTAGAGCGTCAGCACATTCGTCGTGCTCGCCACCGGGAAGCCCGCGCCAAGGTCGATCAGGGTCGGCGCGCCGGTGCCGTCGTTGTGGACGATCTGCCAATTCGCATGGGTGCCGCGCTCGAACCCGATGCCCAGCGCGTTGACGATGGCCGAGAGCGTCAGGGTGGCCGAGAGCGCCGCGACCGATCCGATCAGGCCGAAGAACCCCATGCCGGTGGCCTGCAGCGTCACCATCGACAGCCGGTTCACATAGGTGAAGCCGCCCAGCCCATCGGCATTGCCGCGCCAGCAGACCCAGCCTGCGGATCGCTCCTCGGCCGCCGCCCCGGCTGTCGCCGCCGAGGTCATCCGCCAGCGCCGCATCGAGGTGGAAAGGTTGGTCGTGGCCAGCGTCGGCGTCGCCGCGGTGCCGACGGCAGTGCGCGGCATGCCGTTGGTGTTGATCGTCGTGCTGGTCGAGGGCGCCCATGTCGCGATCCGGTTCACCCCGAAATGCGGCTGGAGCGGGAAATGGCGGCCCGAGGGGCGTTCGACATCGAGCCAGCCCATTCCGGCCCGGTCGCGGGCATAGAGCGCAAGTTTCCCCGCGGGTGGCGGCGAGGGAGCGGTGTCATGGGCGGGCAGGACCACCGGCTCGGCCAGTTCGACGCGGCCGCTGGTCCGGTCGATCCGGATCGCGTCGAAGAACGCTGAGCCATCGGGGCTGACCTTGAAGCTGAAATCGTCGTTGCCGAGCAAGCCAATCAGCGCGCGGGCGGAGAAGCCGGTCTTGAAGGCAAAGGCCGCGTCGTTCGCCGGGGCCGCCTTGTTCACCGTCGCTTCGATGCCCGCGCCTGCATTGTTCAAGAGGACTGCGGGCGTGTTCACCGAAAGCCGGTTGTAGCTGTCGGCCGTGGCCCCGCCGAGGCCCAAGAGTTGCGCGGTCAGGTTGGCCTGTGGCATGCCGACCTGCGTGACCGCATTGGCGAAGGTGACGGTCGGCGAGTTGACGACGGTCGTGCCGCCCGCGCCAGCGGTCGCAGAGCCGATGTTCACGACGGTGGTCGACCCGGAAGCACCGCCAGTGCCAATGTTCACGGTCTTGGTCACGCCCGTGGTCGTGGCGCCGGTGCCCATCCCATAAGTGGCGGTCGTCGTCGCTGTGCCGATCGAGGCGCTGGCTGCAGACACCGTCACGGTTCCGGATGCTGTCAGCGTCCCCGAAAACGTCTTGTTGCCGGAGAAGGTCTGGGTTCCCGCGAGGATCGCCAGTTCCGAGGAGGTGTTCGGCAGGGTGAAACTGCGCGTCGTGCCCGCGCTGATCCCCGCCAGCGAGAAAGAGGCCTTCTTCGTCGGGTCCGCATCGTTCACCAGGCTGAAGACCGCGTCCGACACGTCGCGCGGCTCGCCCACCACCTCCCAGGCGCTGCCGGTCCAGACGAGGAACAGCCCCTCGGCCGCGACCCACACAAGCCAGCCCGTGCGCGGGACGAGGCGGATCCATGCTCCGTCCACCCAGAAGGCGATGTTCAGATCCCAACCCGCCCAGAGGCCGGTGGCGCTCGAGGCTACGAGGTGCCGGTTTCCGTCTACTGGGCTCGCTGGCGGTGTGGTGCGCGTGCGGTCGAGGACCGACAACTGCACCATCGCGTCGAGCAGTCGCAAAGCCTCGTTGTGCGTGACATGCTTCTGCGCCTGCGCCGCCAGGAGATACGGCAGGCCCAGATGAGTCGTGGTGTCGGACATGCGAAATCCCGTCAGAACTGGAGGGTCACGGTCGCAGGAGTGCCGCGGCCGAGGCGGTTCGAAAGCTGGAAGATGCGAAGCGCCAGCGTCTGGCCAGGCCCGAGCGGCGCACCCCAATCGGCGGTCTGCTGGGCGGTGGTGTAGAGGACGGAAGTCGTGGGGCTGGTCAGCGTCCGCTTGACGGCGGGCCCATCGAGGATCTGGACGTCGTAGCTCTCCAGGTCTTCGGCGAGTGGCACCTCGACCTGCTCCCAGGCATCCGCGACCAGTGCACGGGACCGGCGCGTCCAGCGAATGGTGAGATCGCCCGGGCTGCGCGCCGTCCGCCATGGCTGTTCGACATGCACCGGCGCGAAGGGTACGAGGCCGCGCCCGGTCTGGGTAAAGCCCAGCGCGGCATAGCTCGCGTCGCTGACCGCGCGCGCAGCCGGGCCGACCCGCCAGTTCCACGGCAAGCCAAGGTCTGCCTCGGCGATGGGGAGCGATGCCAGCGTCGCGTCCAGTACCACCACACGCGCCCCTGCGGGAGCCGGGGTGCCCATCGCGTGCTCCGTCCCGCGTTGGCCGCGCAGGAGGCGGGTCAGGCGATAGCGGCCAAGGGCTACCAGTTCGGCTTGGCCAGCCTGGACGATCTCCCATTGCCCAGCGGCGGCCTCAATAGCCAGCGCATTGGCGCCACCGAACAGCGCGACGTCCGTCACGCTCTCGAGCGTTCCCGACAGCAGATCGACGACCAGCGCATTCCCCAGATCGAAGCGCGAGGTCGGCCCGGGAAAGAAGTCGAAGGCCAGTGTGCCGATCCGTGCGCGACTGCCGAATGTGGTCAGCAGATTGAACCCGTCCGTCGAGGCGCTGCGGAAGATTGCGATCTGGCCCGGCCAGGGGCTGGCATGGGCGGCAATCAAGGGGCGATGCGCGGACTGGTCCTCCGAAATCTGCGGAAGGTCCAGCATCACCACCTCGGGCGTGCCGAAGACAACGGGGCTGGCGAGCGAGGCCGGTCGTGGATCACCGGGCGGCAGGTCGTAGGCGGCGCGGTCCTGACGCACCGCCTCGATCCCGCGCGCTTCGGCATCGGCGACGGAGACGAGGCGGAACTCGATCTCGCGTCCGTCATGCGCGAGGCGGATCACGTCAGCCGGATCGAGAACGAGGCGCGAGGGCGGCAGGCGGAAGGTGACGGTTTCCCGACCGATCCAGGCTTCCATCAGCGCGCGGCGGCAGCGGCGTTCGGCCTCCTCGGGGGGGATCGCCATCGGAAAGCCCTCCGAGGCAATGCGCGTCGTGTCGACGGTGATGCGGCGGGCCTCGACCAAAGCCGCGTCATAGTCCTCATCCGCCCGTGCGACCTGCCACTTCAGCGCCTGCGGCAGTTCGGTCTCCTGGCCGCGCGTCAGCTCAAAGGCCTCGCCCTCGCGGGTGGACACCAGATCGTCGACCGATAGGGTCAGGCTGGATGCCCGCCCGCGCATGACGAAGCGGATCACGCCCTCCGTCTCGATGGCGTCGAAGCCGAAGTGGCGGGCCAAGGTGGAAATCGACGCGCGCGGGCTTTCCAGCGCCCCGATCACATAGCCCTCGACCGCGCCCCAGAGGCCCGAGACGTCGATGAGGTCTTCCGCCAACCCCGCACGCAGGCAAAGGTGGCGCACAAGGGCGGCCAGCGACACCGCGCCAAGCCTGCCCGTCAGCCAGTGGCCGAGCCGCCAGTTCGGGCCATCGGTCCAGATGCCTGTCAGTTCCGGAAAGAACGGATAGGGCCGCGCGTCCCAGGTCCAGGCGGCGCATTCGGGGACATGGACCATTCGGCCGCCATAAACAAACGACGTCGGGTTGTTTGCGCTCTGACCCCACCAGAGATAACTGGCCTCCAGATAGGCGCGCTGGATGGCATCGTCCCGCCAGCCCCGGGAGAAGTAGGGCGTGAAGCTCTCGGACGACTTCGGGTCGAAGAACACGTTCGGCTGGTTCGTGCCCCGGTCGATGGCGGGACAGCCCAGTTCGGTGAACCAGACCGGCTTCGACTGCGGCACCCATTCGGTGGGCGTGCCGCTTTCCACGCCGCCCGGCCGGTTGAAATGCGGGTTCGACCACCAGGCCCGCAGATCCTTGTAACGGAACACCCAGGGCTTGCCTGCAGCACCGTCGGTGATGGGCGTCCGGACCTGGGCCGACCGGTCGGTGTCGCTGGCATAGAACCAGTCGAAGCCCTCACCTCCCGCGATGTTCGCTTGCAGGTAGCCGCGGTCATGGATCGCGGGCCAGCCTTCAAGGGCGTCGGCATGGTCGAAACCGTCGCGCCAGTCTGAGAGCGGCATGTAGTTGTCGATGCCGATGAAATCGATGTTGGCGTCCGACCAGAGCGGGTCGAGGTGGAAATAGACGTCCCCGGTCCCATCCCCCGGCTGGTGACCGAAGTATTCCGACCAGTCCGAGGCGTATCCGACCTTGGTGCCGGGCCCGAGGACCGACTTCACGTCCGCCGCCAGCGCCTTGAAGGCGGTGACAGCCGGATAGGCACTGGCGCTGGAGCGGATCGTCGTCAGGCCGCGCATCTCGGTGCCGATCAGGAAGGCATCGACCCCGCCTGCCACCGCACAGAGATGGGCGTAGTGCAGGATCATGCGGCGCAGGCCCCAGTCGCCCGAGGGACCGGTCCAGCTGACATTGTCGCCCGACACCGAGAACTGCGCCGGGGCAGCAGCGCCGAAGAAGGCCGAGACCTGCGTTGCGGCGGCGGCAGTCTTGTCCGCGGTCCCCGCGAAGCCTGCCGCCGGGGAGCAGGTGATACGCCCGCGCCAGGGGAAAGATGGTTGGCCCGGCGTGGCGGCATTCGCGCTGTATGGGTTCGGCAGGCTGTTCCCGGGCGGCACATCCATCAGCAGGAAGGGATAGAAGGTCACCCGCAGCCCTCGCGCCTTCATCTCGCGGATCGCCTGCACCACCGCGAAATCCGCAGGTGTGCCGCCATAGACCGGGCGGTCCTCGACATCACGGCTGACCAGATGCGCGTTCGTCCGCGCCACGCCGTTGACCGTCCAGACCTTGGGGCTGGTGACCTTGGTCGCCACCTCCACCCCCGGCTTGATGGTGCAGTTCCCCGCCCGCAGGTCATCGCCGAACCAGGCGACGACCAGGCTGACACTTTCGACGGCCGGGGCCATGGCCTGCAGCCGGTCCAGCGCCACGACGATATCGGCCTCATCCGGCAGCGCGTTCAGGTTCTCGGCCGATGTCGTACCGCCCGTGGTCTGGCCGAAGACCGTGGTCGTGGCGCCCGCGGTCTTGCGCACGGCCTCGGTCGCATAGGTGAATTCGCCCGAGGCCGGGATCACGGTGACCGCCTTCACGAGCCCCTCGGCGGTGTCCGGGTCGGCCAACGGCCGGAACACCTCGAGCGAGAGCTGCGGCAGGCGATTGCCGTAGGTGGACAGCGGCAGTTCCTCGAAGACGACATAGGCCGTGCCGCGATAGGCCGGGGTATTGGCCGCCCCCATCTTTGCCGAAATGAAGGGATCGGCGGTCTGGGTCTCGTCGCCTCGATACCAGCGCCAGGTGATGCCGGTCATGTCGAGCGGCTTGCCGTCGGCCCAGATGCGGCCGATGCCGGTGATCGGGCCCTCGCAGAGCGCGACCGCGAAGCTGGCATAGTAGAGGTATTCGGTCGTCTGAACCCGGCCGCCGCCACCACCCTTGCCGCCGCCCTGCGTCGTGGTCTTCGTTTCCTCGCGGAAATCCGTGGCCCAGATGATGTTGCCGCCGATCCGCATGCGGCCGTAGAGCCGAGGGATGATGGCACCTTCGGTCGCGGAGGTGATGCGCAGGGAATCCAGCCGCTGGCCTTCGATCTTCTGCGCGGGCGCAAGCGAGGACACGATCCAGCTGTCCACCACCGACCCGATGGTCGAGCCGATGAAACCACCGATAACTGCCCCAGAGAAGCCGAGGATCGCGCCTCCAAAGGCCCCGCCGATGGCGGAACCGACAGCGCCAAGGACGAGCGTGGCCATGGGGAAATCTCAGCGTGCGGGGAACAGGAAGGCGAAGGCGATACGCCGCCGCCAAGCGGGCGTCAGCGGTTCCTCGATCACGCCCAGCCGTTCATAGGCGTGAAGGAAGGTCTCAGGCCCGGTCAGGATGCCGACGTGCTTGGCGATGGCGCGCGGCACCATCCGGAAGAGGATCAACGCACCGGGCGGAACGTTGTGAGGTGCGATCTCAGGCATCATCCGTCGCGCCCCGTCCGCCAGCACCTCGCGCGGGCCGGTCTCGCCCCAGTCACGGCTGTAGGGCGGGATCGGGAACGGCTCCGGCCCCACCACCTCGCGCCAGACGCCGCGCGCATAGCCGAGGCAATCGCAGCCGACACCTTTGAGGCTGGCCTGGTCGTGATAGGGCGTGCCAAGCCAGGACCGAGCGACGGCGATGACGCGGGTTGGATCGGCGGTCTTCAAAGCACCGCCCCCTCGTGCCCACCATCCTTGGTGGCATAGCGCAGCACCGCGTCCTGGCCCGGGATGTGTGGAAAGCCCCTGAAATTCGCGACATTGGCGAACTTCGTGCTGCATGTGGCGATCCGCTTGTCGCAGCCCGCCCGGACCACGAAGGCATCCGTCGCGGTGATCGGGCGCACTGGGGCTTCCAGAAGGGTCAGGATTGTCACGCCGTCGATGAGGTCATGCGACAGCACCTCGACACGCCGCCCGGCATTCGCGCCAGTCGACCATTCGACGAGGCCGAAGGCAAACCAGCCCGCCGCGAAACTGCCGAGGCCGGAGGCGGTGAAGGCCCGATCCCGCAGCACATCGATGACCGCGCCAGAGCCCTTGAAGGCCGGGGTCTCGAGGTTCACGCCGCAGCGGTTATCGCCCAGCGCGGCATCGCAACTGGCTTGGAACGTCCGTCCGACCGTCTGGCCGAGAATATGGGCGAGGCTTCGCACTTCGGCCACGAAGGCCAGCCGCCCGCGCCGGATCTGGCCGATGGCCCCGCGGCGCAGCAGCACGCGCTGCGCCGGTGCCGACCAGTTCACCCGCCAGACCTCGACCGCCGCGTTGTCCCACCGGCCGTCGAGGATGTCGGTCTCGGTGATCCGGTCCGACGACAGCACCCCTTGGGCATCCTGCGCATCGACGGAGAGGTCCGACCCCGACCGCACCTCGGAGGCCGTCAGCCCGCTTTCCGGTTCGAACTCGGTCCCGTCGAACGACAGCGTCCGGTCGTGGTCGGTGAAGCCTAAGGTCACGCCATCGGCGCGAGTGATGCGCCAGCACCACGTAAGCGTCGTCGTGCCCTCGTCGAGATGCGCCTGCAGCGCCGGGTTCAGGGACTTCATGTGCGGATTTCCACGAGGGGGATTGAGGTGATCGACCCGAGGCGTTCGAGGTCGAGGGTGACGTCGAGGGCATCGGTGTCGAAGCGGACGGAGACGTCGAATTCGAAGCCTGCGGTGATGGCGACGCCAGCGGCCGGGGCGGTGGTGAAGGTGATGAGGCCGGTGGTCGTGGAAACCGACCAGCCGGATGCTTGGGCAATGCCGTTCAGGGCGATGGTCACCGTTCCGGCCACCGGCTTGGTAATGGCGCGCGTCCAGGACTGAGCGCCCGAAGTATAGCGCTTGGTCAGTTGAAACAGGGTGGCCGATCCGTTGCCGGTGCCAATCGGCTGGTTGGTCGGCCCCGGCGTCTGCGACGGCAGGCAGGACTTGAAATCGGCCCAGTCCTTGAAGCGGAAGCCGTGCAGGCGACCGTTCCTTGCCTCGAAGAAGGCGACGACCGCCGCCAGATCGTCAGCGCGGCGGATTCCGTAGGCGACGTCGTAGCGGCGGCGGCTGTTGGCCCAGCTCGCGTTGCGCTCCTCGGCCCCGCTCGCCAATTCGACGATCTGGGTGCGCCGCTCGGGGCCGCCCCGCGCCCCGCGGCTGATGGCATCTGGGAAACGAACCTCATGAAACGCCATCACATCCCCCTTCGACCGAGCGAGACGGCGCGGGCAATATCGCTGGCGACCTGCGTGCGGGACTGGCGAAAGCTCTCGGCGTCGCGGGCGTTGATCGTGACGTTGACGATCGAGGTGCTGGCCTGGCCGTAGCCCGCCGCCTCCCGGCGCGAGAGCACCCGTTCCCCGCGTTGCAGGATTGCGGGCACCTCATCGGGGCGCAGCCCGGCCCAGCCGCCATTGTGCATGCGCGGGGCATTGGCGAAGGCCAAAGCGGGGACCATCCGGCCGGGGCCCGGGGCACCGACCATGCCGCCCGTGTGCAGGATGTTCGCGAAGATGCCACCCGCCCCGCCCAGCGCGCCGGAGAGTGCATTGGCGATAGGGCCGAGGATGAAGCGCCGGGCCGCGAGCTTGGCGAGATCGGCTATCATCGAGGTTACCAGATCGCGGAAGTCAAGCTTGCCGGTCTTCACGAAGTCGCCGATGGCGTTTTCCGCGCTCTGAAACGCGCCAACCAGCGCGCTGCCGATATCCCTGCCGATGTCGCGCGCCTTGGCGGCGTAGTCGGCAAGCGCGGCCGTGACAGCCTGCCAGCCGGTGAGGGCCGTATCCGCGCCTTCCGCCGCTGCGGCCCCGGCCTCGCGCGCAGCCCCGCCCGCACCATCGGCGGCGGTGGCAGTATCGTTCAGCCCGGACGTGAGTGCATCGGCCGAGGCAGCGGCATCCGCAAGCGCGGTCTCGGCTTCCGTCCCCGTGCCGGTCACCGCATCCTTCAGCGCCTGCCAGCTGGCCAGCGGCCGACCGGCAGCGTCAGCCAGCATCCCGGCGGCCTCGCGATATCCATCGGCCCGGGCGCGGGCATCGTCGGCCATGGCGCCGAGACCAAGATCGGGCGGCTCGAGGTAGGTCCGCGACAGGGCGGCCGAGAAGGCGTCCGCCGCAGCCGCGCCAGCAGCCGTTGCAGCCCCCTCGAACGGGTTGCCGATGCGCCCCAGTTCCACCGGGTCGAGAATGCCGATCCGGACACCGCCCTCGCCGGTGGCCCATTCGGGCAGCAGCGCGAGGGCAGCGTTCAGCGTCTCGATGAAGCTGTTGATGCGCGTGACGACCCCGTTCAGCATCGCCTCGACGCCGGAGATCAGCCCGTTCGCGGCCTGAAATGCGAAGTCGCCAATGGCCCCGGGCAGACTGCCCCAGATTGCGACCGCCGCGTCATAGGCCCCTTGGAAGATCGCGGCCGTCCGGTCGCCGAAGCTGACGACGCCCGCGATGGTGCCCTCAAGGGCCGAGAGACCCGCCGCCTTTAGCCCCTCCCATCCAGCCGCCATCCGCGCGAGGGCTGCATCCAGCAACAGGCCGATGCGCGACCAGACCTCGCGGGCCAGATCGCCCAGCAGGCGAAACGCCTCGCCCACGCCACCGACCCGGGCCACCAGCTGCGAGAATTGATAGACCAGCTCGCCTGCGCCGACGATCAACGCACCGATGCCGGTCCGGATCAGGGCGCCGCGAAGGAACACCAGCGCCGTGGCAAGGCCGCGCACCGACAGGGCGGCTGCGGCCATGCCAGCGACCCAGCGACCCGCCATGACGGCGGCGAACGTTGCCGCGTAGGAGGCAAGTCGGCCGAGGTTGCCGATCAGCGTGTCGATGGCAGATCGCAGGATCCCGCCGTCGGAGGCAAGTGCGACGAAGGCATTCGCCAGCGCCTCGATGGTCGGGGCCACGGCGACGGCAATCCGGTTCCGCAACCCGTCGAAGACCAGCGAGACGTTGCCGAGCGCCAGTTGCGTGCGGCGCAGGGCTTCGAGGGCATCACTGTCCAGCACCGCGCCAAGGTCGGAGGCCTGATCACCAAGCCGCGCCATCTCCGCTCCACCATTGCGCAGGAGCGGCAGGAGGCGGGTGGCATCCGATGCCATGGCCTCCAAATAGAAGGTCATCTCCTGCTGGCTCAGGCCAGCCCGCTCCAGCGTGTCCACATAGAGCTGCAGGGCTTCCGGCCCCGACAGACGCGCGAACTGGTCAGCAGTCACGCCCACGCGCGGGGCGACGTTCTCGAAGAAGTCCGCCATCGGCCCGCCGCCGGTCTGCAGGAAGTCCCCGACTCGGTCGTTCACGTCTTTCAGGATGTCCGCGAGTTTCTCCTGCTCGATGCCAACCGTCCGCGCACCGGCCGACCAGCGCTGCAGGGCCTCGGGCGTGGCATTGGCGACCTGCGCGAACTGCCGGATCTGGGCAGCACTCTCGGCCGTCGAGCGGACGATCAGGCCGAGCGAGGCTGTCGCCGCCGCGGCTGCGGCCCCGAGGG